TTAATGATATTAATATTACAAATCCTGGAAGTGGATATAACTCTACTCCAACTATTACGATTGGAGATCCAAGCACTGGAAATGATTGGGGTGTTACTGCCACTGCTGTTGCAGAATTGGTTGGTGGATCAGTTACAAATATTGAAATGGTATCCAATGGTAGAGGTTATACTTCAACACCAACTGTTACTTTCTCCGCTCCTGATGTTGGAATAAATACAGCAACGGGTACGGCAGAGTTGCTTCCAACTTACTATTCAATAGTCAGATCTACTCCAATATCATCTGGAATATGTACAGTTACATTGAATGAAAATATTCCATATAATGTTGGTGTAGGAACAACAGTTCCATTCTTTAAGCAAAGTAGAGTATTAGCTTCTGGACATTCTTTTGAGTATATTGGTTCTGGAACAAATATAAATTCTTGCTTACCTGCACAAGGTGGTGTTCCTATTCAAGAAAATGAGACTGATGCGAGAAATGGTGGACTAGTTGTTTATACAAGCACTGATCAATCAGGAAATTTCCGAATTGGTGATGGTGTTCAGATTAACCAAGTTACAGGAACGATTTCTGGTACGTTCTATTCTAAGAGTTTGTTTGCCACAATGACACCATTTATACTCGCATTAGGAGGAGATTAAAATGCCATTACCATTAAACGTATATCAAACTATCACACAAGTTGTTGGTGTTAATACTGTCGGAATTTATACTGCACCTGTCGGATACAGTGGAATTATTTTGCTAGCACAGGCAGCAAATATTGGATCTGACACTCATACCGTTTCTTTTTCTCATAAAAGATCTTCGGTAACTACTGAAATTGTAAAAGATTTGCCAATACCAGCAAATGATTCAAGTAATTTATTGTTTGGTAAATTGATCCTTGAAAGTGGTGATTCTATTCAGATCAGTTCGAATAGTGCCACCAATATTAAATTCATCGGAAGCATCCTAGAAACTCTTAACTAATATTAGAAATGTCCCAACCATATAAGAGCGGCAGACAACAGAATCTTAATCTTGGTATTACATCAATTACCGAGAGTCGCACAGTCTTACAAACGATTGGTAAAGTTGGTATTGGGACAACTAATGCACAACAGCATTCACTATTTGTTGTTGGATCTACAAATATTACTGGTGATATTCGTGTAGGTGGTGCATCTACATTTGTTGGAGTCGGAACATTTAATAATGATTTGTATGTTGCAAATCAGTTATATGTTGGTGGAGTTAGTATTACTGGTGGCGCAACGGTTGGCGCAGATATTGTAACTAGAAATCTTCTAGCATCTGGTATATCTACACTTACTGGTCAAGTCAATGCCAATAGTGGATTAGATGTCACTGGGCATACTGAACTTGATAATTTAAATGTAAGTGGTATTGCCACAATCAACAACCTGAATGTTCAGACAGGTTTTGATGTTTATGATACCACAGCAACATTCCATAACAATGTTCGTATTGATGGAAACCTAAGTATTGGTGGAACCGCAACGGTTATTGTTGCACAAGATTTAAAAGTATTTGATAAGGAAATAACTCTTGGCATTGCTACGAATGCTTTTGGTCAAGATATTTCAACTGATGATACTGCCAATCATGGTGGTATTGCGATTGCATCAACAGAAGGGTCACCGTTAGTAGATCTTTCTCTGGTTGGTTACAGCACAATGCCATCAACTTATAAACAGTTGATGTGGGTTGCTTCTAACTCATATGGTGTTGGAACAACCGATGCCTGGATGTTTAATTATGCAGTTGGTATTGGATCAACTCTTGTACCTAATGGTGCTTATCTGGCAGTTGGAGAAATCCAAGCAACGAAGGATACTCTTACTACTCCAAACCTCAATTCAACAAATCTTAATGTAACAAGTTCTTCAACTCTTGGTATTACATCAGCATCACAACTTTATGTTTCTGGTGTTTCTACTTTTGTTGGTGTAGGAACTTTCCAGAACGATCTTTATGTTGGTGGTGATCTATATGTTAGAGATGATGTATTTCTTGATGAACTAACTTCAAGAAATCTAAGAGTTACTGGTCTTACAACCGTTGGCACTGTATCTGCAATCAGTGTAAATGCAAGTGGTATTATCACTGCAAATAGTTTCAGACCTAGCAGTGGTTTTATTCAGGCGGCAGATGGTACTAACTCACTCTACATTTATAATGGATCTGGAAATGTAGCATTTCAAGGAACGATTGGTGCTTCAAGCATTAATAATGGGCAAGGATATCAGGCGATTAACTTCACCACAACATCCACACCAACAGTTCTCATTCCAAATGATCTGAATGTAACTGGTCTCACAACTCTTTCCTCTGCTGGTGGTATTACGACTACTGGTGGAGATCTTTATGTTGGTGGTGATCTCTACATTAAAGATGACCTATTCTTTGATGAGTTTACTGCCCGAAATGCAACAGTAACTGGCACTACAACTCTTGGATTCACAACTACTGGACAACTTTATACTAAAAATATAGAAATTGCTGGTGTTGCAACGTTTAGAGGAAATGCATATTTTGGTGATACTGATGTTCTTAATTTTGGTGATGGTAACGACTTACAAGTATTTCACGATGGATCAAATAGTTATGTAAGAGAAACTGGATCTGGTAGTCTTGTTCTTGCATCTGATGGTGTAGGTGTTGATGTATACAATGTTGCTCAGGGAGAATATCAGGCACGTTTTATTAATAATGGTGCTGTTGAGTTATATCATAATAATGTTAAGCGTCTTGAAACAACTGGATATGGTATAACAGTTTATGATACCATTCAAGCACCACAAATTAATATTAGTGGTATAGGTACAATTGATGGAGTAACAATTTCATCTGGAATTATTACATCATCAAATCCTGGTGTTACAACCATCAAATATTATGGAGATGGTTCAAACCTATTTGGTGTTAACGCCTTTAATGTTGTTAATCAGGTTTTATCTGCATCACCTGTTTATCCAACATTTGCAAATAGTATTGGTGTCACATCCATTGGTATTTCTCCAACTGAGATGGGATATGTTCCTTCTAGTGGCAATCTTGGTATTGGTTCGACAAATCCAACTGCTAAATTGCAGGTCATTGGTGATGTCATCATTAGTGGGATCACAACACTAGGATCTGGTGCCACTACAACTCAAACACTATTCACAAATCAGTTAAGTGTTTCTGGTGTATCAACATTCATTGGAGTTACTACAAGCAAGTCAACCATTTTTGGAAATCAGTTAAGTGTTTCTGGTGTTTCGACACTGGCAACACTTCACGCTCCAAAACTAACTCCTGATGGAACTGACTTTGGTGGATCCGAATATCTTGCAAAGGCAGATGGTGCTGGTGGTTGGACTTGGGCAAGTGTTCCAGGAATATTCTCAGTCAATAATATTCTGAATGGTTTTATTGTCAAGGATGAAGGAGTTGTAGTAGGAACTGCTGGAAGCATTACAACCCTTGATTTTAAAGGAAATAATATTATTGCAACGGCAGATCCACAACCAAATGGTATTGCAACTGTTCGTGTATCTGATACTCCAACTTTCGATTCTCTTGTAGTTAACACTGGAATTACAACATTAGGAGTTACAACTTCTACATCACTATTCTCAAATCAACTCAGTGTTTCTGGACTTTCTACCTTTATTGGTGTAGGAACATTTAGAAGTGATTTATATGTTGGTGGAAACCTTTACATTCAGAACGACCTTGTATTTGATGAGGCAACAGTTCGTAATATTAATGTAACTGGAGTATCAAGTTTAGGTATTGCCTCAGCAACAACCTTATTTGTTTCTGGTATTTCTACATTTAACAATGTTGTTAACATTGGTTCTGCGATTACTGCATATCCTGCAACTGGTATTATCAGTGCCACAGCATTCTATGGTGATGGTTCAAACCTTGCTAATACTGGATCCACATTAAACGCCGCATCTGGAACTCAAAGACTAGTATTAACAAGCCAGACAACTGGCACAATGACTCAATCGGCAACAAACTCCGATTTGGTCTATGATTCGTCCACTAATACTTTAAGTGGAACTAACTTTGCACCCACACAACTAAGTGTTTCTGGTGTTTCTACGTTTAGTGGACCAGTAAGCACAGGTACTACGACAGGATTTTCTGGTCAGTATTTACAGTCCACTGGTATTGGTGTTACTTGGGCAACGTTCCCAACTTTAAGAACCACTCAAACTAATGTTGCAACAAATGGGCAAACAACATTTAGTTTTGCTTATAATGTAAACTTCCTTGATGTATTTGTCAATGGTGTTAAGTTAACTTCAAGTGAATATACTGCTGTAAACGGATCTACAATTACTCTGAGTTCACCTGCATTTGATAATGATATTGTTGAGTTTGTTTCTTATAACACAACCAGCACTGGTGGATCTGGTGGTGGTGGAGGTGCCACTATAATTGATGACCTTACTGATGTTAATCTATCATTACCAGTAGCGGCGGGAGAAAATCTTACTTACAATGGAACTAGTTGGGTAAATGATTATACGGCAACTGCAACAACTTCATCAACATCTCAAACTACAATTCATTCATTATCATCTTCAACATATCGTTCTGTTGAATATACCATTCAGGCAACACAAGGATTGAAGTATCACCTCACTAAGTTACTTGTTGTACACGACGGTCTTATTGCATATCATACTGAATATGGAACGGTATTTACGATTGATTCACTTGGAACATTTGATGTTGATATTTCTGGTGGCAATATTCGTTTGCGTGTAACTCCATCGGCAGCAATAACAACAAACTATAAAATTAAGTTCACTGCAATTAAGGTCTGATAAATACCTAAAAACTAAGGGGATAGTGAACCTTGGCTAATCAGAATTTTAGAGTCAAAAATGGACTCGAAGTAGGTACAAGTGTAACAATAAGTGCAGGAATTGTAACTGCCAATTCTTTTGTAGGTAATGGAAGCCAACTAACAAATTTATCTGCAAATTATGCTAGTGTAAGTGGAGTATCATCATCAGTTGTTGGTGGTGCGGTATCTGCAACTAGTTTAAGAGTAACTGGTATTTCTACATTTGATGGTGCAGTAAATCTAAGAAACGGGTATAATTTAAATATTGGTGATAATAATGATCTGAGGATTTACAATGATGGAACCGACAGTAGAATTGAAGAGACTGGTTCGGGATCTCTTTATATATCAGGATCTGATATTAATATTCAACAGCATTCTACGAACAAAAATTTCGCAAGATTCGTAGGTCCTGCTGCTGAACTTTATTATGATAACAATAGAAAGTTATCAACATCTGGTATAGGAGTTACTGTTACTGGAACTCTTGTTGCTGATCATATTAATTTAAGTGGTGTCGCTACTGCTACAACTTTTATTGGAACTTTAAGTGGAAATGCTAGCAGTGCAACTTATGCCACTAACGCTGGTATTGCTACTTATTCTGCTAGTGCTGGTATTGCTACTTATTCTGCTAGTGCTGGTATCGCCACCTATGCTACTAACGCTGGTATTTCTACCGTTGCACAAGGTTTAACTGGAACTCCTAATATTATTGTCAATAATATTAATTCTTCCGGGATTTCTACATTAGGGATAGTACAAATTTCCTCTGGTATTATTACTGCAACATCGGGTATTGTTACTTATTATGGTAATATATCTAATACTATATCTGGAAGATGGACATTAGGTGCAAGTGGATCAAGTCATTATACTTTTGTCGGTGTTGGATTTACTGAAACTACTAATGATCCAACTTTATATTTAAAGAGGGGAGAAATTTATGAATTTGTAAATAACTCTGGTGGATCTCATCCATTTCAAATTCGTGTATCTAATGGTGGTGCCGCTTATAATAATGGAGTTACTAATAATGGCGCTTCTTCTGGGACCATAAGATTTGAAGTTCCCTATAATGCACCAGATACTTTGTACTATCAGTGTACAAATCATTCATCAATGGGTGGTGACATTAAAATTCTTGGTGGATCGGGGGGAGGAATTAGTGCTATTAATTGGATAAATTCTTTGTAATAATTAATAAATAACTCAATGGGTAGATCTCTAAGAAATGGCTAATCCAAATATTATATCTGCAACTAGTTTAACTGGCAATTCTAAGGTTGTTAATTTAACAACAACTAACAATACCGGTATTGTTACTAATTCAATTTCTAGTAATCAAGTATACAGAGTAACTTGTATTCGTGCGACAAATTATGATGGTACAAATGCTGCTGATATATCAGTATCAATTTACGATGCTAGTGAGGCATCTACTGGATATCTAGCATATACAATCAACGTTGTCGCAGATTCAACTTTTAATGTCATTGATAAAACGGAAACTGTTTATCTTGAGGAGGGTGATTACATTTCCGCCCAGTCTAGTGCAGCAAATGATATTTCTGTTTATTGTAGTTATGAGGTCATTGGATAATGAACAAGGACATACTTGGAGGTTTTAAAGGCAATACCAGCACTTTAATTACTGCAAATGTTACAAGTATTCCTAGTGGAAAATACACTGCTAATGAGATTATGAAATTGAGATATAGGGGTAGTTGGCCAATTTGGTCTGCTGGTGAGGGTAGAGGAGATTATTTTCCAAACCCAGGAGCGGGAACTACAAACTTCACTCAAGTTTTACCACAGGCAACACACGTAATTGTAATTGCTGCTGGTGGTGGAGGTAGTGGGGCAGCAGACAATGACTGTCAGGGGCAAGGTCCTGGCGGTTCTGGGGGATTTGGAAAGGCATTAGTTTCTTTATCTGCCGTAGGATCAAATGTTGCCAACTTTAATGTTGGATCTGGTGGACCTGGTATTAGTGGAAATGATGCTGAGGGTGTTGCTGGGAATGCTACGAATGTAACAATAGGAAATTTTAGTATTACAGCGAATGGTGGTGGAGGGGGATATAGTAAAAACAATGGTGGTAATGCTGGAAATAGTGGAAACTGCTCTTCAAATAATGCCTTATTATTTTCTACGAGTAATGTTTTTTATAGTCCACTTTTAAATAGAATGACTAGTGTTGCTGATGCAACATTCCAGACTGTTAGAACCAGTGTTGGTGGAGGTGGTGGCGGTTGTGGTGGTTCTAGTGGACCGGGAACTAATGGATTTGTTTATTTGAGATATGGTAGCGGCATTAATGCATCTACTACCTTGACACCTGCACAAGATCCACCTTCATCTGGGAATATTCACCCATATACTGCATCGTATTAATTTTTTAATTTTTTCTTATGTTTACTGATTTTGTTGAAATATATCAAACTAATCTTGATTGTCAAAAAATTATTGATTGGTTTAATATTAATAAAGAACTTCAAGGTCAAGGAGTCATATCCGAAGACAATAAAATTTGTGTTAAAATAGATAAAAAAAATACTACTGATATTTCTTTATCATTAGCGAAAGTGAAAAATGATACATCTCTTTCTGAAATTTTTTATCCTTTATTTCTTAATCTGAAAGGGGCATTCGAACAATATATTAAAAAGTATAATATTCTAGATGATGTTAAGATCGAAATTGATGACAAGTTTAATATTCAACACTACAAAAATAAACAACATTTTAAAAAATTTCATTTTGAATCATCTGGGTCCAAACATAGGAAAAGAATACTGACCTGGATGATATACTTGAATGATGTTCCTAATGGTGGGCACACAGTATTTCCATATTATAATTACACTATTCAACCAATAAAAGGACACATACTAATATGGCCAGCTGAGTTTACCCATATTCATTTTGGAGATACTGTTATTGATAAAAAATATATTGCTACTGGATGATTTAATCTACTAGACAGTGACGAATATTCTTATCCACATTTGATAATATTGTTGAAAATATGTCCGAGAAAGTTCCCTTATCGGAATCATTTTCTTCTAGGAGAGAAATGAATTCTATATTGGATCTTCCAGCGTTTGAAGATTTAAAGGATCATCTTGTAAAAAGCATACTTCAATTTTGTTTACAACAATATCAAGTTAACAGATTGGACCTTGTTGAAAGTTTTGCAATTCATATCCCGAAAGATGGGTATTATGAGATTAGAAAAAATTATAATTGCACTTTTAACTTATTAATAAATTTAACATCTTCATCTAATATTGTTCTACATAATCCAATATACTTGACTAAACCGTTGGATTACGATGTCCAAATTGCAAATAAATATAATAGTCAATATTCTTTTATTCCTTTTAATCAATACGAGGCAATGATTATTCCTTCTGGGATATATTATGGATTTCCAAAGAGGGAAGAAGAACTAAAATTAATCACATCCATAATTCGGTAGATAAAAATGGCCTGGTATCAATATAATAATGAATATCCGACAAATGGGTTGCCCCAAAGAATTCGTACTCTTGATGGAAAAACCAGAACTTGTTTGTGGGAATGTTCTGAATCTGAATTAGAATCTTTGGGATTTTCTACGGTTTCAGACCCACCAAAATATGACGATTCATTTCAGGATTTGGTGTGGGATAATGAAACTTCAAATTGGAGTGTTCAAATAACAACGGATCCTCAAAAAATTTCCGATGCTTGGCAAGAGAGTGAAATTTATAAAGAAAAATTAAAAATAAAACTTTTAGAAAAAGTCTCAGTTCATCTTCAAAACGGGGGAACAATATCTACAAATTTCAATAATGCTCTTACCATATTAGATCAATTTAATCAAAACAACTATTCACATCCATTTGATTTCAATTGGCAGCATCCAATATCTTTGGGATACACTGATGATGTGATTGCAGGAATTGGATCAACTGAAATAAGATTGGTACACAGTGCATTTGTAGATTTTATTACTGAGACTTATCTTCCAAATAAGAAGTATTGATTCTAATAAAGTAATAAATAACTAAAAACCATAATGGCTAATAATAGGGAGTTATCGCAACTAGGTTCATTTATAAGTGTAGATGATACCAGTAGAAATATTGGAATTGCTACAACTGCGACTCCTTATGTTGGTATTGGAACCACCAATCCCCAATACAAACTTGACGTTTATGGTGACATAAACTTTACACAAGATCTTTACAAAAACGGTCAGTTATTTGTTGCTGGTGTTGGTGTAGGGTCTAATCGAACAAATCCACAGTCTGGAATTGTTACTAATAGAATTGGCGTTGGATTTACCGACATTAACATTGTTGGTACAGGTATTAGTGTTACTGGATATGGCAGCACCATTGTCATTGACTTTGGTAACATTGCTGCTGCTTCTGGTGGTGCATTAAGTATATCAACAGTATTTTCTCCAAGAATTCAGGACATTGCTTTTGTTGGTGGGGCAAGTACTTCAATCATTGGAGTTTCTACACAGACTGATAGATTTGTTTATGATACTCAAACTGGTTCTGTGGGAATTGGAAGCGCATCACCAGCATATAAATTGGATGTAAACGGGGATATAAATAGTTCAACAGCACTTAAAGTTGGTGGAGTTAATGTACTTGATGAAGCGGTACGACTTGCAATTGCACTAGGATAATAAACAATGGCGAATACCTTCAAGCTCAAAACCAAAGCAAATGTAGGCGTAACCACGCAGAATGTTTATGTAGTTCCTAGTAACACAACAACAACTGTAATTGGAATTACCCTTGCAAATACTTCTGGAAGTGGTATTATTGTTGGTGTAGGAATCACAAGAGCGGCGGCAGATAACATTAAGCTCTTAAAGAATGTTCCTATTCCACAAGGATCTTCTCTGGAATTTATGCAAGGTAATAAGGTTGTTTTGGAAGCAAGCGATACTCTTACAGTAAATAGTGATACTAATAATAGTCTTGATGTTGCATTGACTATTATGGAGATGACCTGATATGGCACTCGAAAGACTTACAAAGGTTGATGAAAAAGGACTTGAATCTCCTTTAAGTCTTTCTAATGGATTAGTTGCTTCTGGTGTTATAACTGCAACTTCTTTTGTTGGGGATGGTTCTAATCTAACTAATATTAGTGGATTTGCAGATGCACAGGCGCAGAGTTGTGGTTTAGATCAAGTTTTCACCACACCAGTTACCTTAACTCTTGGTGGTTCTGGATGTGGTATTAAAACAATAACTGCTACTGCTGCACAAGGCAACGTTGCCTTCGTAAGAGCAAAAAATATTACAATCGCTACTGGTTCCACAATACACATTTCTTCTGGAACCACAGTTAAAACTAATGTTCTTGGACTGTTCTAGGAGGTAATATGGCACTTACAAAAGTTGGTGGTGGTTTACTTCAATCTCCATTAAGTGTTGGAGTTGTTACTGCAACAACATTTAATGGTAACGTTAATGCGGGAGTTATTACTGCAACAAGCGGTATTCAGGCGATTGGTATTTACTCTGGCGGCACTGCGATTCACAGTGGAGTTATAACTGCTCTAAACTTTGTTGGAACTGGAAATACATTTTTAGTCCACAATAATACAATTGATATTAGTATTTCTGGTGGAGGGGGAGGTGCATCTGTAGTTTATGATAATACTGTATTTGCTTATGATAACATTATTGACACTGATATCACTATTTCACAACCATACAAAACTGCCGCAATCTACACCGATCTTGATGTAACTGCCGATATTGAGTCTGGTGCTCAGTTAAGTGTAGATGATGGTTGTATTTTAAATATTGTAGATCTATGACTTTACCTATCCAGATCTTTACTGACAATACATTTAGAAAAGTTCAAAAGAACATTGTGGAGTCTGATATTACACTAACATCTCCTTATAAAACTGGATTTATCTTAGTAGATTCTTATTCAACTGTTGATATTGAGCCTAATATTGTGTTAAGTATTGATGATGGATGTGTTTTGATTATAACAGAAAACTAATCTAAATAACTAAAAAGAAATTTCAAGATGTCAACATTAAGAGTAGACAATATTAAATCAAGAACTGGGTCAACAGTTACGATTCCAGAATCTAATACTCTTGCAGTGACCGGTATTGTTTCTGTTACAAACACTGGCAGAATTACAAATGCTGGATCTTTAACTAATTCTGGAAATGTAAATATCACTGGTGGTATTACGACCGTTGGTGGTGCAGCAACGATTAGTGGTAATGTTTGGATTTCAGGCATTACAACTATTTCGGGCAATCTAGTTAATAACGGAACATTTACAAGCACTGGAACTTTTTCACCAACTAACATCAATACTAGTGGTAGTGCAACGGTTGGTAGTTTATCAGTTACTGCTGGTGCGACTGTTGGTGGAGCATTAACTGTTACCGGTGATTTAACAGTTAATGGAACTACAACAACCATTGATACTGTAAACTTGGTTGTAGAAGATAAGAACATTGGTATTGGAACCACTACATCACCATCTAATACGACTGCCGATGGCGGTGGTCTAACAATTTTTGGTGGATCTGATGGAGATAAGACTTTCACTTGGAACAGTAACTCTGATGCATTTGCTTTCAGTAATGCGGTTGACATCAAAGGTGCAGTAGAAACTGTAAGTACTGCATCAACTTATCCGATCTCTGGTTCTACAAATGTTATTCTAGAATGTGATGCTCACAGTGGAACTGTATTTACTCACAACCTTGCAAATGGGCAGGTTGGTATTGTTTCATTAAGAGACTTCCCAGTTACAAAAAACTCTCTGACAACTTATACGATTATCTTTACACAGACTACAATTACATCAGGATCTGGTATAGGTAATACCACTGCTGCTACTGGTATCGGAACAAATATTTTCTTGAAACCTTATAATGTTGCTGGATTCTCAACTTCGGCAAGAGTTGCTACGGCATCCACAATAACGTTATCAACAACATCAAATGATGTTGATATTGTAAGTCTTGCGGTTCATTATAATGGTGGAGCAACTGGAACTATTGCGAACTATAATGTTCTTGCAACTAACAATGGTGGTTTCAGATACGGTGGTATAAGACCATAATAAACTTTTAAGTGAAAATTTAACAATGTTTAATCATCAAATAAAAGAAAAACCATTTTTTACTGGCATTACTCGTGGAGTAGGTGGATCTGGATTTGGTAGAGCAAGATCTGCTTCTCGTAGAACAGGAAAACTAGTTCGCTTTAAACTATGGGGAGGTGCCGGAGGAACATCTCAGGATTGTAGTGGAAATCCATCAGGATCTGCTGCCGCAGGCGGATTTATTGATGTAGAAGGAGAATTTAATCCTGGAACTACTTTTTACATTGTTGTTGCTGGTGGAGGGTCTTTTAATGGTGGTGGTGGATACGGTGGAGGAGGTTCTATTGGCGGCGGCGGTGGCGGAAGCGGTGGTGGTGCTAGTTATGTAATATTCAATAGTTCCACTGCAACTCTTTCTAATTTAGTTGTTGTTGCTGGTGGTGGTGCAGGTGGACAATCTAGTTCTGGTCAAGGTATTGCTGGATCTGGTGGAGGACCATCTGGTGTAGGTGGAAGTGGAGGATCTGGTGGTGGAACTCAATCTGGC